TTAGAAGTTAACCGTGTAGGCTTGTGGATCACCCCAAACACCACGGATACCCGTTACCGTACCATATGTGGCTGAGTCAATCATCTGACCGTTACCAAGGTAGATACCGACGTGATACTCATTTCCTGTACCACCCCAGAACAACAAGTCTCCCGGTTGAGCTTGTGAATATGACTTAGGTTGACTACCATGTGATCGCAAGTAGGCTGCTTGATTCCAAGTAACTGAACCAATATCTGGCAAACCAGCTTGTGAGCGAACTAAGGCAACGTAACCAGCGCAATCCACACCACTCCAAGTCTTACCACCCCAGGCGTATGGCAAACCAAGCATCTTCTTGGCTTGATCTGGCATTGCGTTCTTAATTGAACGCTCGAAGAACGTACCATCGTTTCCGAAATAGTGTGTACCACCAGAAACGTTCTTCACGCCTTGTGAAGCACGACCATCACCATCAACGTAATACTTCATGCCCCAGGCATTTTCCCACTTGTTTTGTTGACGAACACCGTTCTCAAACCAGTAGTACGTACCCATGTAGAACCGGAAGCCTGTAAACTTTTGACCACCTTCGTACCACTTCCATCCTTCACCTGCATCCGTGTAACCAGACGTCTTACCACGAAGGAAGAATGTACCATTGTCACCGAAGTTGTAGGCAACCCCATTAATGACACGGTTACCTTGGACCGCACGTCCTTGGTTATCCGTGTAATACTTCATGCCCCAAGCTTCACGCCAACCTGAATCTTGACGAACACCATTAATGAACCAGTAGTACGTACCCATGTAGAACCGGAACCCTGTGTAACGTTGACCATTTTCAAACCATAGCCATTGTCCGTCAGCATTCAAATAGCCTGACTTATGTTGTGATTGAATGTTTGCTAGTGTGTCAGCGTGTGACACCTCTTGTTGTGCAACAACCGCAGTCGTCATTGCAGCACCAGCAAGCATCGCAGATTTAACTGCAGTTTTCAGATTTTTGTATTTATCCATTGTCAAAATTGATTCACTTTCTGCTTACTTAATACCTAATAAACCATACTTACGATATAGTAGCAGAAAAACGTAACGATTCAATTACAATTCGTTAGCACAACGTTAAAATGCGGTAATCAGGTCAGCCCGATTACCGCATTTGCAATATCTATCTCATATAAAAAGTGCCATTTGAGCCGAAATTATAGCGTTTGCCATCAATCACGTGAATGCCTTGCACTGAACGGCCGTCATTCCCGACATAATAGTGCAGCCCCCATTGCGACACAAATTGATTGTGTTGGCGCACACCATTGCGGAAGTAATAGTAAGCTCCCATGTAGAATCGGAACCCCGTGTACATCTGCCCATTTTCTATCCAACGCCAGCCTGCTGGCGTATCAAAGTAACCGCTCCAAGGCTGCAACTCACCAGTACTCGATGCCCGGTACTTCTCTTGGTTATGCGCGACAGTTTGGTTAGTTCGCAAATAAAACGTCCCATCGGCACCGAAATGATATCGCTTACCACCGATGGTACGTAACCCTTGTACGGCACGTCCTTCATCATCAACGTAATAGCGATATCCCCATGCACTGCGCCAAGCATTGTTAATACGCGCACCGTTTTCGAACCAATAATACGTTCCCATATAGAAACGGAACCCAGTAAACTTCTGGCCATTTTCATACCAGAACCAGCCAGTACCGTCGTTAATGTACCCACCATCCATTTCTTGAAGATGATAAGTTTCGATAACACGAATCAACTTCGCGGCATAATCAGGTGCCGTTGCATACTTTCCTTGCAGCCCATACGCTGCTTCTTTATAATTCGAAGCCTTTGATCGCCAGGCACCTGAATAATAATTATGGTTCCATGACAATCCGTTTGCCAGCAGGCGTGCATTACCTTCCAGCGACTCGCGAACACTGTTGTACTTTGCAAATTTTTCGGTCACCGTAATATAGTGGCCATTCACATATTCCTGGGTTGGCATCGCAACATACGCGCCACTACCACCCCACTTCACACCGAAATAGTTATTTGCCTTAGTTGAAAGCTGACTAGTACCCCAACCACTCTCTAAAGCTGCCTGAGCAATTTGAATTGATGGATAAATATCAAAACGCCTATATGAAGGTATTTAATAGGTATAAAGTGCGAATAAGGTGCGAAAATTATAAGCAAAAAAGCCCGCCAGACGAGGAAGTTAATCCAAGTCCAGCGGGCTTAATCAAGGTAAATAGAGTTTTCTATAAGCTGCTCATAAGCCATGACGATTCTGGTTTAGTTATTAAACGAGCATTATTATAAGCCATATCCATAGTTAGAGCTGTACGGCCTGAATAAATTCCATTTTCGTATTTTACGGCTAATGCCATTTCAGAAATTCCAGATTGTGTAATTTCAAGTGGCAACAACAATTGTAACTGCCCTTGATAGAATTGTGGAACAGCCAAAGTGTAATTAGCCGATATCTTTTTCTTCGCTAATTCAACTGCTCCTTCTAGTAAGGTTTTTATCATCTGATCAGAATAGCTTAGTACGCTAGCAGGTAGCCTGCTGCGGTTTCGCTCGTCTTCAATAATATGAGGAACATTAATTCTTATTTCGGCATCTGGTTTAAAAATGAGCTCATCTGCATTAATGAAATATTGAATGCGTTTAGGCAATGTACTAAATGAATTCATCTCAATATCTGAAGGTATTTTAAATCCAATAAAAAACCAAGGCTGTCTATTATTAACTCTATTTTTCTTGAAAAATGCATAAATAGGATTATAATTTACATCAAATAATCCTGTATTAAAAGACGCCGCTGATTTATCAAAATTTTCAACAATGTAGTTAAGTTCAGGATTTTTATTATTTTGTTCAGCAGAATACTTGAAGGTAAATGACAAGTAATTTTTTAGGATTTTATTATTATCACCCCAGTCTTCTTCCAATGATTTTTCTTTCAATTCTCTAACATAGTCTTCAAAAGTTGTATTTTGAGTGCCAAACCAAGCGAAATCAAACAAGTCTACAGGATTATTATTCATTGCATACCCTACTCTATTCTGTAATTTTGTATATCTAATTTACCATAAAAATTGTCTTAATGTATAATAACTTTAGGCTCATTTGTTGACTTCAATAAAAAAAAGCACTATTATACTAAATGAATAAACGATTTGTTTATAGGTTTTAGCTCTTTCCTTTTCAGTATTGTTATAAGGGTTTTTAAATTCAAGAAAAAATGAATCAAGATTAAAGTTTCTAGGTTTTAGTTACGTTGTCCCACATGCTATGTCTATGTGGGATTTTTTATACAAAAAACCGACTGATTATCCCCATGTACCATTGTCTTTTGAAAAGACAGTCGTATCTTAGATGATAATCAGTCGGATTTTTTATTTATTCAATTGTTCAATCAGCTTGCCAGTGTCTGAAATAGTAGCGCTTTTTACGTTGTAAGTTTCGTCAGTGCCAAAGTCCCACTTGTAACCCTTCCACGTACCTTTACCTTGAACGAGCTTACCATCTCCGTCTGACCAGTAGTACATGCCCCATGAGTTCGTCCAGTTAGACTTGATCAATTTACCATTTGCAAATGACCAGTAAGCACCCATGTGCTTCTTGATGCCGTTGGCCTTGTGCTTGAATGACTTGTCTGTGTACCAGACACCCTTCTTTGACCAAACGGTAGCAGCGTCTCCAGTATCCTTCTTAATGACCGCTTGGTCAGCAGTGAAGAAATTGTCGTAAAGTTGCGTAATATCAAACGCACCGTTCACACCATCGAACGTTGCATGATCGAACCATTGCCAACCATGCTCCGATGAGTAATAGTTTTGATTAGCCGTTGGCGTGTATGGATAGTGTGCAACCCATGACTTGTCACCATCAGGTGTTGTTTCAACGTGTGACCCCATTGTATAGGTTGTTGATCGATACCCACCAGCGATGCCCACTTGCTGTTCAGCTGTTTCATTCACAGCTTGCATAGCTTTCCCCATTGCCATTTGATTTGGTGATTCAGCATCTACTGCCAGCACAGCTCCAACTCCCAAACCATCAGCTTGAGCCGTGGCCACTGCGTAGTTAGCTTCTTGAACAGCAGTGGCATTATCGGTCGCATGAGCAAAGTAATAACCATTTACGTACAGACCTGCCGCTTGTGCGTTTGCAATATTGTTAGCAGCCGTGGGGTCTTGATACCATGTACCTTCTGAAACTTTGGTAGTAATGGCTTTAACGCCTTGATTACGCATATTAACGAAATCGCCAACTGACAAGTAACCATTCCAGTTGGATACATCGACCATGTCAAACCGTGGCGTATCTGCATGCACCGTATGATCACTAATAATTGTTGTTCCAAACAAAAAGGCCGCCCCAACGGCGACCAATTTAATTGTCTTATTCATTTTACTTCTCTGCCTCCTTCATCTTTTCAACAGCCCATTCAATTGCCTCATCAATCTGCTTAGCAGTGAACAAATGCGCTTTGTCAGCCTTAACCAAATAATCTGTAATCGACTTGATTGCTTGTGCTTTTCGGGTTTGGCCACCGTCAAAGGTCACCTCTGCCCACTTCACCGCAGCTTCTGCAATACCAAGCAAGTTCGTTAGACGCTTATTGCGGGTAACCCGTTCTGAAGCCCAACCAATGAGCAAAATTAAAAGCGCTGGAGCAATACCTGATTGCCATAGCGCTTCTACAAGGTTTATTAAGTTATTCGTCGTCATCGTGATGTTCTCTCCAATCTTCCAATAAGCGAATTCGTGTTTCATGGTCATCAATACGATGATCATAAATTTTTAAAGTGTCTTGTAATCCAGTAATCGCCTTGTTCAAATCATTCATTGACTTCACGAATGTCACCTTGATTACGAACCACATCGCACCAGTTAATGAACCGACAACCGTTAGCCAGCCCGCTAAGTCGTGTGGAAAAAATCCCATAATTCCACCCCTGCTATTCTGTTACGGCACTGGCTACCTTATCAGACTCAGCAAACACTGTGTCTTGGAATGCTGACCAAGCTGTCCGGAAATCAGATAAATGTTCACGATAAATGACACCATCGTTGATGTAGTAGCTCATTGATGGCACACCGTATTGGTCAATCGAACCACTTAAGGTTGCGTAGTTCACTGTACCACCATCTTCTGCGGTAATGGATAACTGTTGATTGAATTGCGTTGTCTTATCAATTTGTGCCATCGTTAGACTCCCCCTTGCTTAACTCATCGATACGTGACTTCAATTGTTCGTTCTCTGATTGCACAGCGCTCAATTGTGCCCGAAGTTGTGCGATTTCAATTGCCTTGTTGGCGATTTCGAACCCAAGATTTTGCAAAGTTTGTTGTTGTGATTGTTCCATGTTTGTTCTCCTATCTTATAAAGTGACGTTGAACCAAGTTTTAACGGTTCCGTCTGAGTTGATGGTAGATGGTATTTTGACAGCGCCTAAACCGCTTAAGGCCTTAATAACCTTGCTTAAAAGATAATAATTGTTTCCGGAAATCAGGTATGTTTCACCTGAACCGTAGGCCAGACCGGCTTGCATTCGACTGTCTCCAAAGTATGGGTAGTTGAACCCATTAAACGTTTTGGTTGTAAAACCAAGTTTTGCCTTGGCAATTCCAGGTACGTTAATACCTTGGTCGAAGTACACATCGTCATCAAAATTGAATCCGGGGTACGCCCCTGCAGGCGTTGAAGTCGTACGAAACCATGAAAGCTTATTAACTGGGTTCATAGAATAGTCACCTGTATCACGGGCTGCCCAAGCCATATACTCAGCGCCACCATCAAGCCAAAATGTCAGACCTTGATAATTAGCTGGCTTTCCAACCATACCTTGAACACCGATACCCCCGACCTGCTGGCCTGTCTTTTTGAGCAACATACCTGAATCAATGAATTGTGTAATAGCGTCCTTCGTGATAACTGCCATACCATCGGAAGTTATCGTGGTTGAGCCGTACTTACCGTTCCAGTTGGATTGGATAAAGTTCGACACGTTACCGGAAATCTTATTCACATCCAGGCTGGCAATTTTAGCATTGGTAATCGAAGCATCTGCAATCTGAGCTGAGCCAATCGTGGCATTTTTAATCAATGCACCATCCATGAAATTATTGCCCAGGAAAGTTGTGTCTCCGTTGATGGTAATTTTCTTACCAACAATGTTAAGACCAGATGAATCACCGTTAATTCCTGAGATAATCTCACCAGTGTTGGCTTGTACTCCAAACGCAAAGTAATCATTGAACAACTTTAGTGTCGAAGCGTTGTCATTACTTGTACTAGGCATGTAAGCGCCTGTTGGTAGCTTGGTTGACCCGAGGTAAGGCCGTGATACATATACCCGACCGCCACCGTACTGCGTGAATTGCAGATACAGTGATGTTGTTCTTGAATCAAGGGTGATGTCAGCCGTGTAATTGTTCCAGTCCGACATACGTGTATCGAACGAACCACCGATTGGCGTTGACTTGGTAGTTGCACCTGAACTGTCCTTCTGAACAATCTCGGCTTTGAAGTACGCACTTGTCCCAAAGGACTTAGCATACAAGTCGAAACTGGCATAAAACTGAGTCCCACCCAAGTTCATCGTGTAGATTGGTGCGCTTGTCAAAGTTGCTATTTTGCCATCAAACACAACGTCTCCGCTGTTAAACAAAGCAACCCGAACACCCTCGTACATGTTACCTGTATCAATTTGCCAAGAGACATCACCTGACAACGTCCAGTTGGCCAAAGCGTTAACGAATGATGAATCTACAATCAGATTGGTTGCTGATACTGACGCCATAATTCCTTCAGCTGTTTGTGATAGCCGGCTCTGCATATCTGTGTCATAACTCTTAATCTGACTGGTTACGAAGTCCTTACCCGCTTGCAAAGTAACGCTATCACCAGACTCTCTATCGGAAATCTCTTGCTTTAATACTGCTTCTCCGTTGGTGACTTTATCATTTAGGTCACTGGTCAACTTAGCCTGCTTATCATTGAGTTCATCTGTGTAAGCCTTGGATGTATCAATTGCGTCATCAACAGCATTATCGATACGCTTTTGTGTTTGTGTGTCCACTGAATCAACCCACTTACCGTTGGTGAATACACGAATGCCTGAATCAGAGCCATCGTCCCAGAACCATGTATCACCTTCTTGTGGGTGTGCAGGCTCATTACGACCAGAGTAGTTTGAATTCTTACCATTGGCACTGATAACGGCCTGTGTGGCTTGCTCTTGGGCATGAGTAACTTTACCTTGCAAATCGGCTAAGGCGTTCTGATTGGCTTCTGCAAATGATAGCTTGGCGGTTCCCACGACCATGCTGGTTACACGTTCTCCGATTGGGTCATAATGCAACTCATTTACGATGGCAGTAACGTTTACCCCATATTCAGGCACGTAAACTGTTACCGTGTCGGTCAAGCCAATGGTCTCCAACTTAGCCAACTTGTCATTGTAATCAGCTGAATCCTGTAAGCTCAACACATCAACCTCGATTGTTACATCAGGCAAATCTTTCCCAGTATTCTCAGACTTGGTAAACCAGTTGCTGGCATACGCATTTATCCGCTCAATAATAGTCACATCACTGTCACCCTCGTTAATCGTAATCTTATCGGTTACATCAACAGACTGCGTGTAGTAAATCGGATAGCTATACACACGCTTGGAATAAACTGTGTTCCCCTCAACATAGCGTGTTGTGTTACCCTGCGATACGTTGACCATTGGAATAATCTGCGTGACCAAGTTGGACGTATCGACTGTGTACCGTAATCCATTGATATTCTTACCAAGTCGGAATGTTGCCACGTTATCTCGACCACGCCGGTTTAACATAGCCACTCTGCGATTCTCCCGCTTCATTTCACCGCCCCAGTATTGCAGGAATGAACCTTGTGTACCGGCGATGGCTTCCATCGGATTAACATAATTTAATACTGACGTTGAGCTTGTCGTAATGTCTGAATAAAGCGTGAAGATACTTGGGTTAACGATAGCCTTTTGTAGCTGGCTAATGGCTGTTGAGCCATTCCCCTTCATCGTCACGGACTTCACAAGATTATGTGTCAGATCATAGGTAATTGAATCGGCCTCAATTTGTAATGAATGACCGGCAATATCCAGCTGCGTGTTCACGATACGAAAGGCGTGATTTTCATCAAGCGGCGATGGTTTAGCAAGAATGATACGACCTTCTGCAATATCAGCGTAATGTTGGCCTGTGACGGGGTATGACCCAGTCAACGTTAGCAAGCCGTTTCGTTGCTCTTGAATATCAACTGAATACAGTTCATTCAATTGGCCAAAACCATTACTGGTGAAGTCAATCTCATCACTCTTGTATAAAATTGGTGTCATAGTGTCCTCCATCGTGGTTCTATTGTTGCTGTACCTGCGCTCAACTTAACAGTGTTGCTACCTGGCTTCAGTGTTGGGAATGGCCCGATTGCCATCTTAGCGTTCTCGTTCACCATGACCCCGCCATTGACACGCCACACGTTTTGCATAGCACTGTCCAATTCAATTGACCCTGTAACGTTGGTGAAATTGTAATCAATGCCATTCACCGTTAGCGTGATAGCACCATCACCGATAATCTTGATGTATGGCTTAGCAACGTAGTTGGTTGGGTTAACTAACGTTGAGGTGCTTGTCGTAATCGTAGCTGTTTGAGCTGGTGTGACATAGCGATATGGCGCTGATGACAATGTGATTGTTAGTTCACGGTAGCTATCTGAGTATGTTGGCCTTGCAATCGTACCTGTTGACTGCCTAACAAGTTGGTATGTGTAATCAGGGTCTGAATACATCTGGAAATCAATGTACTTACCTGTGTCCAATGCAGATAAAAACTTTTGAATGTTGCTATCTGCTTGCTTACCCTCGAAACCCAAGATGAGTTGAATGTCTCGATTGTTATAAGCACCATCGTCAAACAAAATAGCCCTATCGATGCCGACAGGACTAGTATTAAGTGTCATTTTACGTTCTGGCACTGTGATTGTTGGATAATTCAATATCCGTGCGTCAAGTTGGTCACTCGTTAATTGGTGACCTAATACGAAACTGCCTCGTTCCAATGTCTCTAACCTCCTTGGTTATCCAAACGCCCTTCTACGTGCGTTTTGCTTACGTGTGACTGTATCTTCCACAACCTGTTGCAACTTTTGTAGTGTGCCAGGTGTCAAATCTGCGTTCACTTGTATCGTAATGTTGTAAGAATCCCCTTCGTTTACAACTGATGAATTTCCTGTGACCTTATTGCCATTGATACGTTGGTTTGCTTGTGCAAGTAAGTCGTTAGCCCTTGGCCTCTTAGCTGGGTCAAGCGGAATAATAATCTCTGGCATGTTCTGCTCTGCGACCTCGTAAAAGCCGTGTTGCGATACCACACCACCTTGTGCAAATCCCTTACCAAACAAGCGCTTTATCAAACTTTGACGCTCATCTGAATCATGCTTACCCTTAATTCCAGAAAGCATGTTGACAATTGGACTGGCAATGCCGTGAATTAGACCTTGTGTCATCATTGGCGCAACTGTTGAAACTAGTGGGCTACCTATTATGGTTCCCACTGCACGATTCATAACGTTTGTTAATGCCACGATTGGCTCACGTAGGAATGATGTAAGCTGCGTCCATTTATCAGAAATCCAACCAACAGCACTGCTTAACCAGTCATTTGTTCCACTAGCAAAGTGTGGCAAGGCATGAGCTGGGATCACCGTTTCACCACCACTGAACTCAACCAATCGATTGCGTCCTTCAAGCACCGTAGCTTTACCAGAGTTATCGATGATTGCTTCTTGATAATGTTCTCCAGGTGCGTCATTAACAACCGCCAGCCCCTTTGGAGCGCCCTTAGTACCATTGGCAAACTTAGGTATACGTGACAACCCGCGAGAACCACCAAACATCCCAATAACGCTATTGATTGCACCGATTCCATTGTTAATAATTCCAATAACACCGTTAATACCAGACTTAGCCCAGCCCATCATGTCATTCCACATGTTGCTGAAGCCGTCCGTAATACCCTTCCAAGTGTTTGAGAACACTCGACTGATGGCATCTAACACCGGTGTGAATACGTTCTTAACAGATTTAACACCACTGTCACCAGTACGTACTAACTTGTTCCAGATACCACCAAAGAAGTCTGCAATGCCATTCCACGCCTTACTCCAAGTACCTGATATTGCACCGACTGTATCAGACACAATACGGTGAATTGATTCGATGATAGGCTTGAAAGCACGAACCATCTTGTTCCATATGTCAGTAAAGAAGTTTGCAATACTATTCCAAGAACGTGACCATGCGCCTGAGATAGCATCCATTGACTTGCTGAGCGTGTTACGGATGGCTGACATAGTGTTATTCCATGCCTTTGAAATGCCATTCAACATTCCTGAGAACCACTTACCAATCGAGTTCCAAGTATTTGTCCACGCCTTTGATACCGGTGCCCAAACTTTCTTAAGCCACTTAGCAAGGTCACCAATAATCTTCTTCATTGGGCCAACTAAAGGCTTCATCAGGGTAACACCAATCCCAATTGGCAAAGCCATTGAAATCAGCACAATCTTGGCAAACGTCTTAAGCAACTTCGTGGCAAACTTGGTAAATGAGTTCCAACCTTTCTGGAATCCCTTTACAAGGCCTGAGAACCACTTTCCAATAGCAGAAGCACCGTTACCAATAGACTTACCAACGCCACCAAACCATTTGCCAATGTTTTTGAAGAACTTACCAATCGTCTTGGTAGCTGAGCCAATCCATTTACTGATTGAAGTGAAGAACTTACCTGAAACCTTAACCAGACCGTTAACGAACGACCTGAATTTAGCACTGTGCTTATACAATGCAGTCAGCGCAACCCCAACACCCACGATGGCCGTTATCCATATCGTGATGGGATTGGCCAACATAAACGCACTCACGGTTTTTAGGGCTGGCCCAAGCTTCTTCATAACTGAGATTATGCCCGTTATACTTGAAACAGCCTTATTACCAAAGTGAAGTGCTAGAATACCTGCTAACACTGCGGTAATAGCCTTACCGTGTTTTGCTACGAAATTGACCACCGGTGTTATAGCTTTAACGATTGCCGGCATATTCTTAACCATAGTATTGATAAACTGCTTAACGGCTTTTTGGAGCGGCTCCAATGCCTTCTTGAAGTTCTTCGTCTCAGTAGCTGAGAGTGTAATCGAACTAACAGACGCCTCTGCTGAGCGCTTCATCAACTCAAATGGGTTGGACTCCTTAAGTTGGTCACTAGTCTTCTTAGCAGTACCCTTAACGTTGTCAAAGGCCTTATTTTGCTTACCAAGCGACCCAAGTACCTTAAGTGAGTTATCTTCTCCCAAAGCTGACCACAAGGTTGAAGCCAAAGTAGCCTCTTTCTGTTTGTCGGTCATCTTACCCATTTCATTGGTAATCTGCTTGAACATATCACCAGCTGTGACCTTACCGTCCTTGTATCCCTGAAACATGTCTTGTGATTTCTTAGAGAACTCACTGATTGACTTATCCATGCGACCATCGTTCAAGCTGATGGAGAACTCTTTTGTGAAGTCTAACAACTTATCGCCATTATAAGCACCCGTCTGAATACCGTTGGCAATCATGCTGAATGAATCTTTGGCCGACAATCCCATTTGTCCAAGAACTTGTGCATATTCGGCCATGTTGTCAGAAATTTCTCCGCCAACGTCTCCACCTTGTTTTTGCAATGTGAACAGGTTGTCAAAGTATTCTGAATAACTTATATTCCACGCTTTTGTGGCGTTTTGCGCCCCTCGTAACACTTCTTGAGCATCAGCCCCAGAAGCTTTAGAGTATTGCGACACCAACTTCGTTTGCTGAGCCAGTTCGTCGACATCGGCCTTGGGGTTCATCTGCTTAAGTGTAGTATAAGTCTCTGTCAGGTCTTCTACGGACTCACCATAACCTTGGGCATACAGCTTATTGATAGCCTGAATACCTTCCTTAGACTCCTTGTAAGAACCAGTTGTCTTGGCTTGCAATGCGTTAACTTGCGATTGTTGGTCATAGATGGCATCAACTAGCTTAGACACACCAGCTAAGGCTGTACCTGCAGCTGCTACCGTAGCAGTCAGACCCAGTTTAGTCTTATCGACCGCTCCAGTAAGTTTCTCGAACTTGCCACCAGCCTCAGTGGCACCTTCGTTTTTACCAATCTTGCCTTGTGCGCCATCTAACTCTTCCAGTGACTGCTTACCCTTGGCGATCGAAGTACCCGTCTTATCAAGTGCAATCTTTTGCTTGCTGATAGACTCACTCGAAGCTTCGCCAGATTGGGTCATCTTATCCAGTTGCTTACGCTGGGCTTCGTATAGTTGACCCTGCTTCTCAAGTGTTCGTGCTAACCCCTTTTTCTGGGCTTCGTTAGCTTCTTCCTCTTTACCCTCGGCTTTAAGACGCTCAACATAAGCGTCTGTTTCCTTGATGGACTGTTGAATTTCTTTGTTAAGCCCAGCAATTCCAGACTCTTGGAGCTCATAGGCCCGTTTTGCTTGTTCTTGTTGCTTGGTCATAGAGGCCAACTGCCGTTCTGCTGTGGTTATCTGTGAAGCGTACTTCTGATAGGTCTGCTCTCCAGCTTCCGTACTACGATTGACTTCTGACTGCTCTTGCTTGAGCTTTGCCAACACGTCTTGTTGCTTCTCAACCGACTGTGATAATCCTTTATACTTTGCCTCACTGGCGCCGATCTCATCACCAGACTGTTTCATCTGGGACTCCATTTGCTTCCACTCGTTTGTCGAGTCCTTAACAGCTGACTTCAACTCATTCAAACCTTGGGTGGCTTTGGCTGTATTCAGACCAATCTCTGTGGACATCAAGCCAGCAACTTTTTCTTTTGCCATCGTTTCCTCCTTTCTAATCAGGTAGTGACATCCACTGTTTCATCATCTCTTCTGATGAGTAAATACGATTATCTTCATTAGCATTCATGATTTCCATCAGTGGATCATATTCTGCCTCCTCAATGTCATCGACACTCCAGTGTAAATTGGTCATCACTTCTTTCTCAAAAAGTTGTAAATCCAAGATGTGGTTAGAGTAATCAATGACTCGTTGGGCTGGTGCTACTCTACTAAACCCTCATCGGTTTCCGCCTCTGACAAAGCCTCTTCAATCTCAGCTTCAGTCATTCCCATAATACGCATGTTCAATCGTTGTGCAATTGTCATAACGTCTTCTTGGCTTAAGTCTTCAAGCGCTTCGATTTCCGCTGGCTTCAACTTCAACATGTCAATAACATAGTCCGTAACGTTGTCCAAAGCTCCAAGAACAGCTTCCATTGACGCAACCGGTGCATCTTCACTCATAGCATCTTCCAATTTTGCAAGATTCAATTGCACAGCGTATGTCTTCTTCAGATTCTTAACAGAACCCTTCACCTCGAATGGTGTCTTGCGTAGTTCTTTAAACGAAATTTTCATCATGTATTCCTTTCATCAATTGCAAATAAAAAAAGGGAACCCACCAATTCATTAAGCGAGCTCCCTTTCAACTGGGCTTCTCACCCCGTTTGAACCTATTTATTGTCGTGGCTGTAAGACGATCGGTGATTTCTTATCCTTGCGTGGGCGTAGTTGCTTCAGCATATCCACCTGCAACTTCTGCCAACATCTTAGCCTTATCGAACTTAGCGTCTCCTGAGAAGAACATCTTCATTCCTTGACCGTTCCAAGCGTCAACTCCGAATGATTGGTATGTCAATGCGTCCGTCACTCGAGACTCGTTAGCGTTATCAGTTTGTGCGTTAACAGCAGTCTCAGTCATTTGACCATTTGCAAAGGTGTAAAAGATTGAGTTCTTACGGTCAATCGTTTCTGACTCAACAATCAAAGCAACTTGTGGCAAGTCCAATGATTGAACATAACCACCGTTACCATCTGATTCACGCCCCAACAACTTAGCCTTGATGTCGAATGGCAAGTTGTTCCATACACCTGCTACTTGTGGGAATGACTTAGCCTTAGTGACGTCAACCATTCCGTTGTCACCGAAAACTTGAGTTCCGTTTGTTGAGATGTTCGTGATATTTGCTGAGGCAGTACCCAAGTCCTTAAAGTTAGACGTGTACAATCCATCAGCAGTTAAACCTGCATCACCCTTCAAAATCTTACCATCTGCACCAATCAATGCTAGGTATGTGTGCTTCAATCCTACTTGTGCCATAGTTAATTATTTCCTTTCAAATAAAAAATGAGGTCAACCTTATTAGTCAATCTCATCAAGTGTTAGTGTTTTATTTACTTCAATGTTTTTAATCATTTGTTGCTCATCTGTCTGCGAAATATCCAGATACCGTGGTTGGCTGTCTGTAATGCGCCAGCCGGCACTTTCTAATGCCTTGTATAGCTTTACCTCAATACTCAACAGATTCTGTTCATCAAGCCCGTAGAAGGCCTGCAAACGATACCCCAAAGCCATCTCATTAAACGTATTGCCACCGAATGTTGCGATGTCTGAGTTACTCTCAGTAATCAGTACCTGAGTAACGTGCTTATCATCGATAACCTCTTCTGGAATGGCATAGAAGTATACTTGCCAATCAGGGAACACTGAACGAACCACATTACTAATCTCTTCAACTGGCGTCATTGCTTGTCCCTCCTATCGATAATCTGCTTATATACTGCTGCTTGCGCTTCAACAATCCTGTCCTGCAATTTGGAGTCATTACGTAGGTTAGCGATGGCACGATCACCGTTGACGGCAACCTGTCCACCACGCTTATACTTGCGGCCCTTTTTGGTGTACATCGGAAACTTAGTACCATTCTCAATGAAATTGGCAATATAAGCCTTATTCTTGGAGAATCCGACTGTTGAACTACCGTTTTTCATACCGTCCACGTTGGCGTTCTGTACCATAACCGAATCAGCCAAATGCGAGTCTTTACCAGTTGTGCGATGGCGGTAGTGATTAGCCTTGTATTCGGCTTCGAGTTCCTTAGCAAACACATCAGCGCCTGCCTTAGTAAGTTTAACCTTGTCATCGACTGTCATCTGCGTTGATAACGCTTCGGCGTCATTAACAATGGCGTTCAAAATGTCCTCTAATGATTCCTCAGCCATACCCTATGCCCTCCGCTTTAGAGTTACAAAGTCATAAGAAATAATGGCGTTAGATTCATCTGGGCTGTATTGCACAATGTCGTACATTACGCCGTCAATCTGAGCCGTCTTGATATTTTCCAAAGCCGCGTTATGCCTAACAACAATCAACTTCGTGTTGTCGAGAGAGGTACCTTGTACTTGGTATTGCTGATTCAGCGTGCGCGTTCTTGGAGCGTACCATAGACCGAATGCTTTGACAAAAGTCTTCTTGATTGAGCCGTTATTGGGATTCTGCTTCGATTCCACAGTGCCGAAATCTGCCTTGCGGTTAAAATCAGAAGGTTTAAATGTCGCCATTTAAGCACCCCCTTTAACGATTCCCGTAATTTGTTGCAAGATAATCATCTGACCGTGTGAGAATCCATTCGTGAGAGCCCTATCGTAGTACAGAGATGTCGCAACACTACCAACCAGACGATTAAATTGCTCAGGAGCCTTTACAAGGGCATCTGCTTCCGTTAGATCTGGACTGATTGAGCCACGAACAATTGCACTGGCATCTTTAATCAATGCCCCCAACGTAGCCAGCTCTTCAGGAGTTTGGTCAATGTGTAATTCATCAGCCAACTCAGAGGCTGTTATAAACTCTGCCATGTGAAGCTCCTTTCGTTAAATTACTTAGATGCTGGAGCTGGTTGTGTGAATGTCAAGAACTTACCAGCTTGTGCATCAGCAACTTGCCAGTCAGCACGCAATGCAACAGCCAACTTCTTACCGAAGATGTCATCATCTTGCCATTCAACAGCGATGTCTGAACGCATAGCCTCCAAAGCGAACGCCTTAACGTCACCAACGAAGGCATGTGCTTCGCCAGCCTTACCCAATACGTCATCGGCAACGATAACTACGGGTGCGCCCAACAATTGCTTACCTGATGGTGCAGTGATTGAGTCTTGCAACAAGTAACGACCGTCTGAGTCCTTAACCTTGTCAATTGCTGCAAAGAACGACTCTGAAACAACGAACATACGGTTGTAGTTTGAAAGACCCATGTTAAAGGCGTCCTTGATACCATCAACGTCTGATACCGCAACCGCCGTAGCCTTTTGCAATACTTCACCAATCTTGTATTGCTCAGTCAAAGCCTTAGCTTCTGAAACGTAGTCAGAAACAACTGATTCAATTTCAGGCGCGTCTTGCAACATTTCCATTGACACTGGCATTACACCACGGTAAGTCAAAGCCTTGTAATCAACACCCGTCAAGTTCAAGGCGGCCAATTCAGGGTTCTCTGCCAATTCAGCAGTTGAGGCCAAACGAGCCGTATTCTTAGCCAAAACTGGCAAAGTTCCTGAACCAGACGTTACGGCAACACGGTTAACGTATGATGCCAATTGCGTAGGGTCGTTTGGTACCTTTTGGATGTCCAAGATTTCCTTTGGAATTACCACAGCTCCTTGAACCGTAGTCAATCCATCACGTACTTCACCTGTCTTCAAAAAATCTTCAAATGCTGAGTTTTGCTTTCCAATAATTGCTTCCATGTTTGTTAGTTCCTTTCCTGAACGTGTTTCTTCTGCTGAGTTAATTTCTTCGTCTACTGGTTCGTCTGGGATTTCAATATCTTCCCCATCACGCTTACCTTCTGGATTAGCGTCTTCTGCTGTCTCCGTAGCGTCATCTTCGGGTGCTTCTGTTTCAGATTCAGGATCCAAGTCCAAAGCCTCTGACAACGTCTTGATTTGTCCTGACAACGCCTCAATATCTGCCTTAAGTTGTTTAACTTCATCCATACCAGCTTGAACATCAGCTACATCAGTAGCGTCATCTTCTGCACCAGCACGAACTTCTTCAATCTTTGAGTTCAAAGCTGACTTCTTTTGTGCCAACTCTTCGCCCAATTTATCCAATCGTTCCATGTTTCTTCCTTTCTGTGAGTAAAATAAAAACCGGCACCAGCTAACCGATGTCGATTTCAAAAGTTGGTAAGATGCTTAGCACCTTAGCCTTATATTGAGATTGCTTCGTGAACTCTTTAAATGAGCGTGTTACTTCAACACTTGTGTCGTCATACGCAGGAACACTAACGATTGAGATTTCTCTCATCGTAGCAATCTTGCTAATGTATCGAACGGGCTTGCCGTTGACGTTTTTCCAACTTTCGCCACCATCTGCAATGGTAAATCGGAAGGATAATCCGCTGAGGTTCCCGTTTTTGATTTGGGTGTACACATCACGCCCTAACGTTGTATCTGGAATGTCCAGCGTGAAATGCAAACCATGCTTATCAATATCCAGCTGGAGCGTGCCACTATCAACACGGCCCAATACGTTTGCAAAGTCGTGATTGTACAATGCTATTACCTTTGATAGGTCTACACCATTAAGTGCGCCACCTTGAATCACTTCCACGAACGGTAAATTGGTGCTTGGTGTGTCCCAAACAATTGCATATCCCGCAATTTGTCCAATTGATTCACCTTGACCTGCTCGTAGTTCACTTGAATCAAGCTCAACTGCTCGGTATTCAACTTCTGTCATGCTATATCACCCCCTTTGACAGAAGAATATCGTGAGCTTCCTCAGTAGCAACGATGCCTTTATCAACTAAGTTAATCAAGTTGGTTGTTAGTTGTTGGTTTCCATAATCAATGATTGACTGCATATCGATATTGATGCCACCACCAAGCTTCGTGTTAATCTCAGACAGCATCGGTTCGATATATTTGTTCAATCCGTTCACATATAGCGCTGAAATCATGTTAATCGAGCTTTGTTGATCACCCGTTCCGTTAAGATACGAATCAGGAACTCCAAATGCCTTAGCAATCTGCGTGCGACCCCAATCAAGCTGTGATAGATACTTAGCAACATCTGCATTAATACTGATTGAAGATAGGTTAGCCGTCTCATCCAAGATGATTGTGCGACCTGAATTATCACCCGAATTAGCTTTCTCAAAATTCTTTCGGACAGCTTCTTTCGCTTCATCTGTCATCTGTCCGGCTTCCGGTAGTTTCAAGACGGTTGCTGGGTTGATTGCATTGCGTAATGTCGCCAAACTCAAGCGGTTACTTACTGTTTGTTGTTGCAATTCAGTCGCCAAACTTTCAAGCGGCGAATGTCCCAACAAGTTATCCAACTGATTTGAACCATACGCCATAATGCGGGTGTGGATAACGTCACTAGCTGAGTACGTTCCACTTTGTAACCCGATATAGTCATTGATTTTATAAGTAACGACTCCAGTTACATCGTTCATATCAATAGTTACAGAGCCAGTTGGTACGTTTATTAGACTGATTGGTGTTCCGTCTTGTCCACGCTTGATAAGCATGATTCCGTTACCATTCAACAACACGTTAAGCAAGTAGGTTTGCCAGTGGTTATAAGATGAAACGTTGTCGCTTGGGCTGTTTAGCAACTCGATGAACGGCGAATCACCCTTAAAACTTGCGCCCGCAATGTCTGAACTGATTAAACTTGTAACTGCGTACAGATCACTGTTCTTCAAAGCAACTTCCGCACTGACTAATTCCGCTGGTTGCATAGAACTTCCGCTAATAATGAACGGCGCCATGCTACCAGCGGACACCGAACGGCTTGAACGAGTTTCTCCAGTTGGATTAAAAATAGAATTTAATAAGCTCATCGTTGCCCACCATTAAGAGCAACACCAGTCGTTATACCCAACAAAACAAGCTCAATACCAGTCGTTAAAAGTCCAGCGATGACACTGAAACCGAACGCAGCTACCGCAAATGTAACAAATCCCATTAAAACCAAGATAAGTGGAATAAATTTAACCATGTTTTCTCTCCTTTCTACTTAAAAAGTAAGTTTCATATAATAATCGCTAATCTCTTCAGGCGTCATTCCGTCAAAGAACGATTTTTCTTTTACATCAGCATTCGTAAACTCAGTATTGAACCACTGTCCTTCATAAAATGCATTAATAATCGCGTCAACCACGTCAATCTTTTGAGAATTAACGTTCTTGTCAACCTTGATTCCATTGTTATCCGAAACAACAACAGCATTCACTAATGCTTGCTGCATTGCTTGGTCATCTAACATGGTAATGTTCTGCTTGATGAACTGCGATTGTAGGAATTTGGTTGGCTCATTCAGCGATTTGATACCTTGTCGAACTGGGATAATCAAAAACTCATTCTTAATCTCATCTAATCGGCGAATAATCTTACCAGTTCCCCATTGGTCATACAAAATCGCTTGCACATTCAAATCATTCTGTTCAATGAACGTTAGCAACCAATTAAAGACCTCATCTTCATCAATCAAACCAAAGCGGTCACGAGTGATGGTGGCAAATCCACGCTTTTCAACATCACGATAATCAATGTTATCCCGTTGTTCCTTAGCCTCGATACTACCAGCCTTTGAGATAGGTACCCAACTGTGCTGGTACAGATGATACTTTTGTTGCCCATCACTACCAATATACGGGAAGATGAACGCCAAAGACGTATCATCATTTGTCTGCGAGTAGTCGAAACCGATAAACACGTCACGCCCATACATATTGAACTCATCAATAATTGCACCTTGAATCAAATCAAGTGGCAGGAATGCATTATCCTTGGCATTTTGCCACATGTTCATATTCTTAACGATAAAGTCAGACAACTTCCCCTGTGCCACCTTAGCGTCACGTTCAGTAATCATTCCTTCTGTTAAGTTCTTTCGCATGTTAGGCAATTCCATCAACGGGTTAGACTTTTGCCAAGTATCAGGTAGATATGCCTCATCTTCATCATCTTGTTCCCAGATAAGCACCAAGTCTTTATCAATCTCGTGCCAGTTACCATTCTCAAGATATTTGGCATAACGTTTGTAGTCCTCAAACATCGGCGTATTTGGATCCAACCCAGCCGTTGAAATGTAAAACATTTGGGCAGTTGGGTTATTTACCATTCCAGAAGTCATTGAATTAACAAAACTACGTTCACCTTGACCAAACAAGTGGTATTCATCAACAATACCTGTCGTGTAGTGGTCTCCATCGGAGTCGCTACCTTGAGCAGACAAGCGTTTCATTGATGTTGACTGTGATTCAATACGCATTTCGTTTTGGTTATACTCAACGCCCCACATTTTGGCCAACTTCTTAAACGGACCATTTTGTAGTTGCGTCCAGTTATAAGTCATGTACTTATAAAGTGGTTTTGTGTGACTAATATCAATACTTGAAACAGCTAGTTGTCGGTTAACCTTTGGAAATCCAAACAGGAAATTGTACAAGGTATAAGCTGACAACAATTGCGTCTTACCATTCGTTCTCGCCATACTGATGAATATATTTTTAAACCGCATACCTTGTGTTTCAGGATTTCGCCAACCTTGAATCATGGCTAAAATAAAACGCTGATAAGGCGAAGGATTGAAAGGTTCACCTGACGTTACATCTTTCAGCAACGTTGCGAACTCAACAATTTTCTTAGCCTCATCAGCGTTATATGTGTAAATAAATCCATCGTCATCTTTAATGCGTTCTAAATCTGAAATGTGTCGTTCCGCTGCGCGCTTGATTTTATCACCGGCAACAATTCGACCACGCAAGACATCAACTGCATACGTTAAAGCTGGATCATCTGGGTACTTTTCAAATAGTTCCTTATACTTTCGCATTATTCACCTCCGAAATGAGTTGCCCAATCTTGTCCGTCATCTTCATCTGAACTTGCCATATCAATTAACGTTGCACGGCTTTGCGGTGATAGTCCTAAATCACTACCAACCGACTTAATAACCTTAGTTGCTGAGTCAATAATTCCAACAGCCGGATTTTTGAAATACTTCTCGCCTGCTTCATACAAAATACCAATGGACTTAACTGACTCATATGCTTCACGCAACATTTGATAGTTCATAGCCAATGTTTCAACTGCTGAACTATCCGCGTTAATCACGTAACCTGATTCATTTAAGAAAGGCACGATTGTTTCCCACATTTTCTTGGCTTCACCAGTCAAATGTTGTGGCGCAGTCTCAGACAACTTATCAGCACTTTCTAACGTCATATGAAGCTTCTCGGTGCGCTCACGTTGGTCTTTGCGATCTGATTCATCGCTTGTTAACTTTGCTTTTCGTGGCACGGTCTCACCTCCTTTCAATCCAAAAAATAATAATAACTGCAGCGTGTGAACAAGGAGGCACTATTTGATATTCGGTTACTTCCTAAGCGACGCAGGCGGGGGTATAAACGATTTTCAATTATCAATCAGCTAATTACTCGCTGAAATATAAAACGTCTCACACACGCTCCTGTGGCTTCTCACGCAACACATTGCTCCACCACTCACGACTTGCATGCTTCAACACATTCTCACTCAACTTCTTTTCAACTGCTGTCTTGTGATTGTGTTGTGCTCTAGTCAGCAACCATAAGTTACTTGTGTCTAACTGCTTATCCTTAGTCAGAAGTCGTCTTGGTATGATGTGATCCACTATCAACTCACCGTCATCCCATAACCTACCGTCAACCGCGTCAGCATATCCATCACGGCTCTTAACGTATGCGCTTATCTTCTTCCACTGCTTGGTGTTATAGAAGCCATCATGAAGCTCTTGTCGCCTTGTGCTGTCATACTCCTTGGTTGCCTGTGCTAGTTCATACTGTCCACGTAATGTCTGAACATTGCGGTCTGCATTCACTTGCTTAGCATGTACATACTTCTTCATGCGTGCTTCATAATGTGGCTGGCAATATGTCCAACCTGGTTTGATTAGCTCACGGCAACCAATCTCTGCACACCTATGCATTCTCATGTCGACACTCCTTTCCACTGCAAAATAAAAACCACCTACCGAAGCAGATGGCTAAATAGCGACCGCCGGAGTTGAACCGACCAACACACCGCGTGTGTTATAACGAACAGCCTCGAACTATTAATCGCTGCCTAAACTTTTAGGAGTAAATCATTTGACCAAGTCGTCATGGCTTGTAAGTGTGGTCTACTTGATATGTGCTCGTTATTCCCTAATCTTTCGACTCTATAATAATAAACCGGAACCCCAGCAGTCAGCGCGCAGTCTTAAAGCAGTTATAGTGCGATAGATGTGCGAACCGCTTTAATGTTTTGTTTAACTTTACTTGCGTTTTTTATATCATCTTGTAAATCAGATAAGTTAATAACAATTTTTTTGCTTCCAAACAAATTCGCTTCACTATTAATCGCGAATTCGACATACGGGACCAACACAAATGATTTTGCATTTTGTAGTTTATCAAGCCACTCATTAATTGATTTACTTTGTTTGTTCTCTTGTGAGTCATACTCAACCGTCATTATTGTCCCCTGCCAAAATGCCATTAATGTCTCGAAAGATAAATTCGCTATCATAAAATCATCAAATTCTAAATGAGTGTGCGTTGTATCAATATTGAATTGAACGGAGTAAACAAATTCATTCAATTGTTCATCCAAAAAAACAGATCCACCGACACTGACGATAGATGTTGGACGTTCGATTTTATTAACCACCTTGATCTGATAAGAATCAATTACGCCAACTGGTTCTTCACTGCCTTTTCGTGTCATAACATCAACCCTTGGAAGGGTTACCTCAAATTTTTCTTGTCGTGATAAAGAGAAACGCTGAACCGCCCAAATTCCTGCAACAATTGTCGATAGCGAACCTATCCATTCAGATAAATTCCCCCAATCAAGTGGCTGATTAACAAAAACAGATAATAAACCAATCCCAACAAAAACACCGAATACAAATGACGTAAGTGTCATCCAATTCGGTGCGTACTTCTTAAACTTCATTTCGCACTCCTTATGCTTATTTCTTTAAAGCATAACATGAAAACAAAAAGTGAAAGTATATTCCTATACTGTTTGTTGATATGTACGCCAGCCATAGCAACTGGCAGTGTCGTTTAAAACAAATACAAGGAAGATTATCCTTTAATTTATTTTGTGCTATGTGATGCATGTGGTCAGGATTTGCACCTAACATAACCATATGGACCCGACTGGAATTTAACCAGCGCCTCTTGCTTATCAGGCAAGCGCTCTTGCACTGAGCTACAGGCCGGTCTATCACTAGCTAACCTTGTGTCTTACGTTTCTGGTCTCTAGTAATATGCGTCTACCTATTCCGCCACACATGCTTTGTTTCAATTTTTCTACTCTATCATTTTTACATGGAATTTAAGCCAAAACACAAGCTATTACTAAATTAAAAATTAAGTAAAACTAAACCACTTATAAATCAACGTAATGCTCAACTGATTTCTTGAACTCGTTTTTCCAAAGATGCAGCGTTGTTTCGCTGTAATGAAGCTTCATTGAAATTTGCGCCCAAGTCATGCGTTTTCCATAATGCATTTCAAGCATTGCTCTCAACGTCTTATCAATCCCACTGAGCCAAAATTCAACTATCATCTTTTGGTGGTTCAACTGATTCAGTTCATAATCAGTTTCTAACTTGATCATCTGACTTTCGACAGCATTGTTGTACTTGTTTTGTGCACGGCCCCCACCGATATTCTCATCAACTTCTCGGTGAAATTGAAGATACATTTCACGGGCTTTAATTTGCTTGTCGATTTTTCCAGCAAAATAATTTCGTAGCAACTTATCAACCTTATCAGCCAAACCGCAGTCCTCCATGCTAAAATGAAATTACCAATTATCAAATCAGCGTCGGACCCAGGTCTGGCGTTTTTTGTTTACAGTCACTCATTTGGCTTAATCACAACCTTCACGTCCGGTTGCTCCTCCATGGTGAACTTGTAAACCAATGCTTCTGCCTTCGTGTGAAACGTTCGGTGCTTTATCAGCTTCGTATTTGCTCGTTCAAATCCAGAACTATCAGTAAACCGATCTAACTTAAACACACGGGCCAACCAAGCCTTACTCATCACAGTCTTCCGTTCTTCATCAAATCGTACTGAGTAATTGCAGTGACAAAATTATCAACCGCTGCCCACTTATTATATTGAGCCACGTAATCATCCTTTGAGCACTTTCCATATTCGTAGTCATGATAATCAGGCTTTTCAGGTTGAGCTTCAATTGCCTCCGTGATTTTCTCCAACAATTCAACTTGTTCATCTGTCATGATTCTTCACCACCCTCAAGTTTCCTTATACCAATCTTATTCATCTGATCATCAAATACTTCTTGCCCAACGTACTGAAACGTTGTCACCGATACTTGACTACCTTTCTTCATTTCAAACGGAAGAATGTGTGCCGTCTTCGTATTGACCTTGAACCAAAGGTATCCGTCCTGTGAAAAAAACGTCCCCTTTGATGTCTTTAAAATCTTAATCTTAGCCATCTTATTCACCTTCCTTTTATAAAGCTTGAAACAACATAATTTGCCAAATCTCAAATACCCAGCAAACAACTAGAGCGAAGAATAATCCAATTACCGCTCCTCCAAATAGCAACTTCAAAAAATCAACCATCTAGTCCTCCTCCAACAATTCACGGTTCTCATATACACTCCTCAAAAAGTCTGCTAACGCTTGTGTATCGTGTTCCATACCTTCGTAATATTTCGCTACGACATGGTTATCATCAATTCCGAATATCGCAGAACCATCTTTAGCTACATTTCCAAATGTAATTTCGTTATCTGTATACCCATTGAATGCCTCATCTAGATAATCCACACCTTTTAGAGAGAAATTAACTAATGAATGTTCAGTTGCTACATCAAGCTTAACGAGAAAGTCAGCAGGTACACGAACATATCCCACATAAAAGCCCATTGTATTGAACAAGATTGGCGTGAAAAATGGTAGTTGATCCGGATTTTCAAAAACGTCCTTCAAATTGTTCAGCGTCATTACTTCTCCTCCATCTCAATCCATGCATTAATTCCTTCGCTACGCTTACTGTTACGCAGTTGATTGGCCAGTTGCATGTTCACAACGTGTTGGTAAATATCCTTCTTCTTGCCATTGATCACTTCTTGCCACTTAACGATAATCATCTTATTTCCTCCATACGGGCTCACAGTCCTTTCACCCTTGGCTGTTTGTTGTCTGTACAAGCTTAGTGGCCATTCATATACGCACTAGCCAACAATTCAGGTTGACCAATCAAATACCAGTCAGTCGGCTTTGAGCGTAGCCATTTAACGAAACCGGTTAGTGTCTCGCGATAATCATTAGCAATTGCATCTGCCAATTCATGTGGCACGTCTGGCAAATCTTCTGCTCGCGTCATTTGTGGCAACTTCTGGCCGTTATACTCGATCCAGATGTCTTCTGACTTAACCCCAATCTGTCCCAAATAATGTTGCTTATCCAAGAAATCTTGTTGCGCTTCATCGTAGGTCATACCATTCCAGTAACGCGTTTCACCCATGAAATTCGCCACGACCGCGTATCCACGGTTCACATATTGCTTCTCTTCGTTCATGATTAAACCTTTCTGACATCATCAAGCTTGTTCGTCGTGATGATGTGCTTAATATCCTTCGTAATTAGCCGCGACAAGACCGCCTGGTCGTATTTCAACGCCAATCCGGTCAAATCATCGTTTGACGTGATAATCGTCGCCTTGCCTCTTCTAGCGTCCGCTAATTCAAATAGCATTGACGACACGGTCTCTTTTGCTTCGGCCTGTGTCTCTTTTCCAAAATCATCAAGAACCAACACTTCTACTTCACGCATAAACTTCTCTGTTAGGTTCAGACGTTCAGCAACCTTGTTGTCCTTGAATGACTTAAATTTCAAGTTGCGCCATTCAACAACCGACACGAACATCGTTGTGTAGCGATCGCTTAATCGGCTCATCATTGCCAATGCCAACGATGTTTTACCAGCACCAGCTCGACCGAACAGGAACACATTGAACAATCCGTTGCGCATCTCATTTGTCATTGCATATGCCTGATTACCAATATCACGCGCTGTCTGCTCGTTTCGTTGCATTTGTGGGTTCCAGTCTTCAAACTCAAAAGAACGCGTCTCTGTCTCGCCCCACAAGCTCATACGCTGATATTTAACGCGCTCTTGTGCTTGCCACGCTTTAGTAATGCGTTCAGCATCTGCCTTTTCTTTTTCAGCACGCTCTTCTGGTGTCAACGTCTTAGGTGTTAACCCACGTTGTCGCAACTCACGTACCCAATCGCTTGTAGTATTCATTAGTTGCCCTCCAGTTCGTCGTTAAGTTCACGCATCCAATCTGGCACCTGATCATTCACCTGTTTTTGTTGGTGCTTACCTTCCGAAAATTTCCAATCAGCAAGTGTTTTAATTCCTTGCTTCACCTTAGATTCTAGAATTGCTTTGATATAGTTAAACTTCCTAATGTTCTTATCAGATGCATCCGCAATTGCTTTGGCAATAACATCAACACTTAATCCGTCACCTTCAACATAATCCACCAGTAGTTCTAGTTGGTGTGGTGAAAGCACATCTGAAAAGCCATTTTCACCAACTGTTTGCATAATTTGTTGACGAACTGAAAGGTCGGTCGGCATAGCCGGCGTTTCTAACTCTTGCTCTTGCTCTATATCTATCTCTTTCTCTAACTCTATCTCTACGTGACCCAACCGTGACTGGCCCGTGACATTGTCACGCTTCGTCTCAATTAATGTTCGTTCACGCTCACGTTGACGGCGCTTTCGTTCAGCACCAGAACTTTCTGATCCAACCAATGATTTAACACTGGTTAACTCAACTTCATCAACACCGCTATCGATTAACAGCCCCTTACTGCGCAGGTAATTAACCGTAACTGAGACGTTTTCGTAATCCTCATCAATATCTAGCGCAATCTCTTCGATAAAGTCATTGCTGATACCCTCGTAATATAGCTTTCCGTCAGTCTGTAAACTTTTTAAAAGCATTTTCAGATAGATAACCGTGTAGGTATCGCCACCAGCAATTCGACGTAACATTTTAATTTCTTTACGACCGAAGAAGTCTTGTTGCAACTTCAACCAAAAATATCGTTTCTCTGCCATTGTTCACTCCTTAAAATGGAAGATCATCATCGTTCAACGGTGGTAAGTCTTTACCATACATATCATTAGTCGAGAAACCACCTTGTTGAGGTGCTTGCCGACCATTGAAGTTGTTTTGTTGTGGCGCAGTATTAAAACCGCCATTACCTTGTTGTGCTGATTGGCCCTTGCGCTGCTCTGTCTGCTCTTTTGTTTCAACTAGCGTAAAGTTACTTACCACTAGTTCAGAAACGTATACACGCTGTCCTTGTTGGTTCTCATAGCTTCGTGTTTGCCACGAACCTTCCAAGCCAACCTGTGAACCCTTAGCGGTCATATTGACAAAGTTTTCGGCAGCCTTTCGCCAAATAACAAAGTTGATAAAGTCACTCTCACGCTCTCCGTTTGCATTCGTAAAATCTCGATTGACTGCAATGGTCCCCGACGCAACTGCTGCGCCCGACGTGGTGTACTTAAGTTCAGGATTCTTAGTGAGCCGACCTATTAGTGAGACGTGATTCATTGTCTATTTCCTCCATACGCTTAAATGTCATGATTCCGAGACGTTGTAATGTGTCAGGATCTAACTTGATGCCCTTAACGTGATATTTCTGTTCAAATGCTGGCCACCCAATGTTGTGTGCTTCATTGTGGTGAACTCGGCATAATGCAATTAAATGTTTTTCTCGATGATCAACTGTCCTTCGGTCATTACCCATTCCAACCGTGTCAACGTGGTGAACATCTGCTGCCAATCCGCAAATTACACAACTTCTGTTTTTAAGTGATTGATACATGTAAACGTCCAAATCATCTTGATATTCCAGAGCAGTTTTCCGCATTGGAATGTGGTATTTCAACGCAAATTCCAACAGGAAAGAAATAAATGTCCTCGCAGTAGTAATATCAGTGTTTCCTAAACTGAATTCATGTACATCCATCGTTTCGTAAAACAACCCCTTCATCACATTTTTCATTTCATCTAGCGTATAACCGAAGAAATCAGACATATCTCTCAAAATGGCATATGTTTTACGCCTCTGCACTGGACTTATTAGGCGTTTGTCTACAACTGTCACATCAACTTCAGGATGCTCATCATCGTTTACCGAATTTATCAGTCCCAAAGCTAACAAATCATCTACCTTAACAGTGACATACTGCCCGTTTATTTCGATTATCTTACCGATAAAATTCATGATTCACCTCTTTTTAGAAAGGCAATTCATCATTTGAAATGCCCGCCTCATCAATTGGTTGTCCAAACGGATCTAATGCCGGCGTACCATTAAAAGGTGGTACATCCGGAACATCATCTTCTCTATTTTGCTGAGTTCCAAGTACCGTCGGTGCTGGATTAGCTGTTGTCATCGCAGCATTAATCATGTCGTCACGGTAGGCTTCGACAATCTTGTCCGAACTGTCCTGGGATACCCATTTCAACATTCCTTCAACTTTGTCCTCAGCAATTTCATCAACCTTGAAATCCAAAACTTTATTAATGCTTCCACTGTTGTTTTTTCGAGTTGTCCCCTTGTTCTCAAGTTTGATAATTGATCGGCCGGTTAAATCACCATCAATAGCGTCATTAAGTACATACGCATTAACTCCACGGGATACATACCAAACAACTAATGGCTTTTTTTGCGGAACGTCATCCAACGCTGTTGCATATCCAACGTAAATCTCTTCCTGCTTCAATTGCTCGTTTTGACCCAACACGATTTGTTGCTTAAGCTCCATCATCGTTTCAGCAGTATACGTTTCACCATCAATGGTGATTACATAAGGTTGCCGTTCTTCAGTATCGGTCACGACATAATTTGATAGTGACTTTTCATCTGTTCCACGTGTCCACTTCACACGATTCATCATAAAGTGAGGCAAGATGGTAATTGACTTAATATCATTTGCTTCAGAAAAATCAGCGCCAGGTTCCATGATTGAAAACTTTCCCTCACTAGCATTAAACGCTAGAAACATTCCTGGGAATGGTGGCAACACCGAATTGTTTGTTGAAATTCGTTCATTCTTACGCATGCGTTCTGCAAAATTCATATTTTTTCTCCTATCGTTGTACGACTGACTTATAAGCGACACCACTTGCCTCAAATCCCTTATCGAATTTGTTGTGAATAAACTGTTCTACATATGCAAATTGTTGGTCTGTAATATCTGAAAGTTGAATGATATACGTTCGCTTTAGCGCTTCCGGTTCTTCAACAATTTCACCAGTCTCTTGATCTACTAACTTGTTTCCAATTTTTGTGGCTTGCTCTGCGCGCTTTGCCTTAGCATCAAAATCAGCTTGTGCACGAGCTCGTTCGGCTTCAAATCGCGCCTTTGCAAGCTTCACATCTTTCTTCATTGATGCCTTAACTTCATCTAAATCCTTATAGTCAAGTTGTCCCACATACCCAGCTACTCCGGCAGGATCCATTTGCAATTCAGCTGCATAAGCTTCGACTGCTGACGTTTGAAGCTCACGAACTTGAACTTCGTTCTTGATATTTTCAAATTGACCCCGTACCGTTTGCTCCGTCTCGGCCCATTTAGCAGTCTTATTGAGCCATTTATCGTCAAATTGAATTTTTTCAGCAGATAAGTTGTATTCAGTTGCAATTTTTTCAATCTCAATAAGAATCAACGTTTTTCGGTCTTGCTTCTCTGCTTCGACAACTTCATCAATCTGTGGCTTCAAGGTACCATCTGAAACGCTCTGAATTTTCTTCTCAATTTCTTTCAAGCGCTTTTCTGTGTCCGGCCAATTACCGGCTACTTTATCGGCAATATTGCGTCGCGTTTCGCCAAGTCCCTTATATGCCTTATTTAAATCCGTTCGAGCTTGTTTTGCCTGTGCCAAAGTTGCTGCTGACACCGGTGTCTTCTTATACGTTGCCAACATTTCATCAACGTATTGTTCCAATTCATCAACTCCAGGCACTTCAACACTTGCTGGAGTAACATCCGCTGGCTTCACTACCAATTCATTCATAAGTCCTTATCCTTGTATTCATCCATGTAATCGTTAAGTTCTTCTTCTTCATCTACTGGGTCATCAGGTGGATCAATTAATTCATCGAACATATTCAGCCACCCAGTTCAAAACGTCAGCAACGCTCGTTTCAAAATATGAAACTGTCCCGTCATTGTTATCCCGTTGTTCTGCCTTGAAGGCTCGATTCATACGTTTTTGCGCTTCTAATCGCAATTCATTTTTCATTGCATACCTCCTTGTGGTATTCTGGAGGAGTAAATTGACTTAGCAAGATTTACTCCTTCCAACGCCTAACGGTGCCCGCCGTTAGGCGTTTTTTCATCTTCAAGGCCTTCTAACCATGATTGATTCACGCGATAGAACACACTTAATGCGTACCAAGCTAATCGACTTGGGTGCCTTACACCTGTTTCATATTGCGACAATGCATTCTGCCTTACTCCAATAGCATCACTTACTTGGGTTTGGGTATATCCTCGCTTTAATCGAATTTCCTTCAACCTATTCATGAATCACCCTCTTTCTGTTCGTCAACGCTTGTGCATCACCCGTCAGAAAGTAGTGAATAGCCGGTCCCAATCGCTTTAACCAAATACGTTTGATTACAATGAATGCGTAGTAAACAATTACCCCGATTAAAGTAACCAATCCCATCCACAAAACCATCAGTCCGAAAAATACTGCTAATGTTGTTTGATCCATGTTTACTCCTATTCCCAGTCCGACCATTTTTGAAGTAAATGGCGACTGTATCGTCGTGGAATGCGTTCAATCTTCATTGATACAAACCGTTTTTCGTAACGAACCCTTTCATCAAAATATGTTCGCGATACTGACAACAAACCAGCCGCTTCATCAGCGTTAATGAGCAGTTTGTCGTTCACGTCGAACGTTGGTACTGGTTTAGCCATGTCTACGCCTCCAAAAGTGATTGTTCATTGGCACCATTGATTGCAAACGTCAACACCTCGTCCGGTTGCCAGTTCTGCGTTAAACGCATTGCTTCATCAAACTTCGACATTGGCAAGCTTGCGAACTCATTAATGACAAACCGGTCTTTAATGAAGTTTCCAAGTTGACGGTATACTGCGTTGCGCAACTTCTTAGTGTTGTAGGCTGTTCCGTAGTAACCGCCCATCACTTCAACAACTCGCTTGTTACGTGCCTTTGTAAATCGCTTACGCAAATCATTAGGCAGTCCAAACTGTTCTTTTAGCTCGGCAAACTCACCACGCAACTCTTGTTGGTCTTCACTGACTTCCTTCAATGCTTCGAATTGCGTTTCTAGCAATTCCATTGGGGTCATTGGCTTTGCTTGATAACCGCCCGTCTTTCGAATGCTTGGCAATACTTCTTCAGTTACCCAATCTTGGAAACGTTCAGCTGTTTCGTTGTTTGCCTTAATTGCCAACTTGTAGAATTGTGGTTCTGTGATGAAATCACCACGCTTCACCAGTTGTCCAGAAGTGGACAACCCCAAATATTCGTTAACCCGCTCCCAACGTACATATTGTTGTCCCTTAGAAATCTTGGTTAATCCCAAACCGATTGCTGCACTTTCTGCATCGAACATTACTTGTCCGTTTACTTCCTTAACCTTCAAGCCGTTAAATACTTGTACTTCGTTGGTCATGTTTATTTCTCC